CACGAGCTCATCGGATCGCTCGTCAACCTCAGCGCCGAAGCGTTGGTCGCGGCCGAGGCTGGTCAGCGACGCAAGGTCGTGGAGCGCCAGACGTCGTTCGGCGAATCGTGGGAGTTGGTGCTCGAGCTCGCCTCGCGCCTCGGTGGGCAGGAGATCGACGAAGGCGCCGAAGTGCGGTGGCGCGACACGGAGGATCGGGCGTTCTCGGCGACCGCCGATGCGCTGGTGAAGATCATGTCGCTCGGCGTGCCGCCGCAGGAGCTCTGGGACCGCATCCCGAACACGACGAAGCAGGAGCTCGACCGCTGGAAGGCGACCGCCGCGAAGGGCAGCGCGATCGACCAGCTCACCCAGCTCCTCAGCAAGCAGGGCCTGACCGACACCGGCGCCGGCGGCACTGCCGCCGCGTGAACCCGCTGACCTTGCGCCACCGCCAGATGCAGATCGCGGTGAGCCGACGAGGGCTGCTGCACCTCGTCACGCTCTGGCCCGCGTTCGACCCGACGCGGATCGACGAGAGCTGGGCGTTGCTGCAGACAGCCGCGATGCTGATCATCGGTCAAGGCCGGACGCAGTCGTCCGTCCTGGCCCAGACGTACTACGAGACGATCCGCGCGGCCGAAGGCGTCACGACGGCGCTGCCGAAGGTCGCGCTGCCGCTCGAGGGCTGGCAGGCGGCCGCCACGACGTCGCTGCTGGTCACGGGCGCGATCGGCGCGAAGGCGGCGATACTCGCGAAGCAGCCGCTTGCCGACATCACCGCGAATACGCTCGTCCGCGTATCTGGCGCGGTGTCGCGGATCGTGCTGAACGGCGGCCGCGAGACGATCGGCGCGTACGTCCGCGCGGATCGGGTCCGCTGGCGGCGGATCACATCGGCCGCGCCGTGCCCGTTCTGCGCGATGCTCGCCGGCCGCGGCGCGGTGTACAGCCAAGACTCGGTGAACTTCGAGGCCCACGACCACTGCTCATGTACCAGCGAGCCGGTCTTCGTTGCCGCGACCGGCGCTCCCGTGCGGCGGTTCAGGGGGTAGGAGGACGCGATGCCGCTGCACAAGGCTCGCGAGCGAACGAAGAAGCGCAAACGCTGAGCGCGCTCGTCCGTTCGGCGTTGTCCAGGGCACATAATGCCGACAAGGTCCGAAACGGGAGAGCGTCGAGTCCGAAAAGGACGTGAGGAGCAACGCGTGGCGAAGGTGAAGGACCCCACGACGGGAGAAGAGCGCGACGAGACCGAGGATGAGCGGAAAGCTCGTGAGGCAGCGGAGCAGGCCGGCGAAGCGGAAGACGAAGAGCCCACCGACCCGGATGCTCGTGTCGCGTTCTGGAGGAAGCAGAGCAAGGGATGGGAGCGGAAGGCGAAGGCCGACAAGGACACCATCAACACTCTGCGGACCCGGCTGCGGGATCTCGAACCAGCGGCGGCCAGGCTGAAGGAGATCGAGGACAAGAACAAGTCCGACGGTCAGAAGGCCGACGAGGCGAAGAAGGCGGCAGAAGATCGTGCCGCGACCGCGGAGCGCGATCTGATGCGCCTCCGCGTGGCGATGCGCAAAGGTCTGACCGATGCGCAGGCGAAGCGCCTCGTGGGTGCCACCGAAGCGGAGCTCGAGACCGACGCCGACGAGCTCCTGAAGTCCTTCGTCAAGAGCGACGAGGAAGAGCCTGAGCCTGGCGTGACGCGCCGTCCGCGGGCGGCCCTGCGGCCGGGATCCGGCAATCGGACGCAAGAGCCCGAAGAGAGTGTCGACTCGATCGTTGAAAAGGCATACGCCCGAAGGGGCTAACACCACCGCATAGCGATACCGACGCCGCACGGCGTCCAGATCCATCCCGAAAAGGGAAAAGGAGCGTGACCGAATAAGGCACTAAGGAGCCTCTAAACCGATGAACGCATTCCTCCAACCCGGTCGCATCGCAGCAGCAGCCCTCGGAGTCCTCCGTCGCGAGCTCATCCTCCCGCGGCTCGTCACCCGACTCGGCGTGGCCGATTTCCGCGGCGCGCTGAACGACACGATCACCATCCGGGTCCCCTCGATCCTCGCGGCGCGCGACTACGAATGGCGGACCCGGAACGATCCGATCGTCGTCGACTTCATCGAGGAAGTCGGCATCCCCGTGGTGCTCGACAAGCACGTGTACAGCGCGATCGCTGTCACCGACGAAGAGCTCACCCTCGACATCGTCGACTTCACCACGCAGGTCCTGATGCCGCAGATGATCGCGGTCGCCGAGCGCCTCGAGACGCTCGTCGCCGAAGCGATCATCGGCGCGAGCTTCGGCCTTGCGGACGTGCAGTTCGTCGAAGGCACCGAGGACGGGTTCTACGACGCGCTCGTGGACGCCCGCAAGGAGCTCAACGACGCGAACGTCCCGGCCGAGGGCCGCGTGGCCCTCATCGGCTCGTCGATCGAGGCCGCCGGCCTCAAGGAAGAGTCGATCCGCGCGGCCGATCAGTCCGGGTCCACCGACGCGCTGCGCAACGCGGTGCTCGGCCAGGTGGCCGGCTTCACCGTCGTGCAGTCGAACTCGGTCCCCGAGGAGTTCGGCGTCGCGTTCCACCGCACCGCGTTCGCCTTCGCGAACGTGGCCCCCGAGGTCCCGTCCGGGGCACCGTTCGGCGCCAGCAAGGCCGAGTCCGGCCTCGCGATGCGCTGGCTCCGCGACTACGACACGGCGTACCTCCGCGACCGCTCGGTCGTGTCGGCCTTCGCGGGCGCATCCAGCGTCAACGACGGCCGCGACGGGGGCTCCGGTTCAGGAGCGAACGACCTGAACGACACCAACGTCCGCGCGGTCAAGATCGCCTTCACCGCGTCGAGCTAAGCGAACGTGCCCGTACTGCCGTCACTGGCAGACCTCGAGGAGCTGTCGGCCCGGCTCGGACTCACACTCGAGTCCGGGTCGGCCGACGCCCTCCGGGCACAAGCGGCCCTCGATGACGCATCCGCGCTCATCCGGGCCGAGGCCGGCGCCGGCTTCACCGACTGGGACATCGTTCCCGACAGCGGCGACAGCGGGCCGAACCCGATCCCCGACATCATCACCGCGATCGCGCTCGCGGCGGCCTACCGCGCGTACCAGAACCCCCAGGGCGCGACCTCGGCCCAGGTGGGCGACGTCTCGGTCTCGTACGGCGGGACCGCGGGCGGCGGGTCGGTCTACCTCACGCGCGACGAGCGCAACGCGATCCGCCGGGCCGCCGGCCGCAGCTCCACGGGCTCGCTCGCGCTCACGTCCGACTACCTCCTGCCGCGCGACCCGCTGCTCGCCGACGTGAACATCGGCGGCGATCAGATCCCGCTCGGTCCCGCTCCGTGGGAGGAGTGATCCTGAACGAAGCGGCCGCGATCATCCGGCTCTGCTACCCGCCGGCGGTCGGCGCGGGCGAGCCGAACGCTGAATGGCGGATCGATCATTTCGCTCGCCGTGTCTTGCCACGTCTGCTCGCGCAGCCGGAGCTGGACATCTGGGTATGGGTCCACCCCCGTCATGCCGAGCGCGTCGGTGCGCTGGACGCGAGCGCTCGGACGTTCACGACTGATCCGATGGGTGTCGGAACGAAGCCGTTGCCCTGGGCCGCCGTACGCGGAATGCCGCGGTACCGCGATCAGGTGCTTCTTGGCTCGGACGATTACCTGGGACCAGAGTTCATGCGCACCGCCCGCACCGCACTCGGCAGCTCGCCGCGCGGCCTGGTGACGTTTCAGCCCGGCCTGCTCGATCTGCCGACCGGCAAGGTCTATCTGATGCCGCCATACCGCGTGGATCGGCCGTCGCCGATATGCGTGCTGCGGCAGGATCCGCGCGCGGCCAACTACACATGGGTGTGGGCGCTCTCGCATACGCGGTTGCACGAAGTCGCGAGGCCCGCGACGCTGATCCGCGATCGGATGCACGCACTGTTGGTGACGCACGCGTACAACGACTCGACTACCACGGCGCGTTATGGCGTTCGCGTTGTTCCGGGACCTTACTGGCTGTGAATGAGGCCGCTGCCATCATCCGGCTCTGCTATCCGCCCGGCATTCCAGATGCCGAGTGGCGCTGGCGGTCGGACTGGTTCCGTGACGCGGTGCTCCCGCGCCTCTTTGACCAAGAGGATGCGGAGCTCGACGTGTGGGTCTGGGTCCATCCGCGTCACCGCGCTGAGATCGCGGCAATGGATGCGCGACTCCACACGTTCGACGTCGCCCAGACGCAGCCCTTCCGGCGCCACCCGATCAGCGGCATGGGCTATCCCTGGAGCGCGGTCCGGGGGTTACCGCGCTATCCGGTGCAGGTGCTCCTCGGGAGCGACGACCTGGTCTGTCCGCATTTTCTGCGGATCGCGTTGAACGAACTCGCGCGGCTGCCCCAGCCGCGGGCGCTCGTGCACTTCCAGCCGTTCAAGTACGACGTCGAGAACGGCAAGGTCTATGACTGCGGGATCAGCGTGCCCCATACGGGCGAGTACCGCTACCACAACACGATGACCTCTATGTTCCTAGCCCTGCGCCAGCCGGTTGATGACGGTCGATACTCCTGGGTCTGGGCTCGTGGCCACACGAAGCTGTACCAACTCGCGGATCAGGTCCAGCTCGTACCCGAGGGTCATGCCCTGCTCTCGGTCCACCGATGGAACGACTCCACCAAGATCACCCGAGCCGACAAGCCGCTGCCCGCAGTCGATTGGCTCGGTTCGGTGCGGCGGGCGACTGCGCGGGCGGCATGATCGACATCGTCTACCCGCTCATCCGCAGCGGCTCGCGAATCGACGACGCCGAGCTGCGCTACAGCCTGCGCAGCGTCGTCCAGAACGTCCGGCTCCCGCTCGGCCAGGTCTACCTGTTCGGCCATCGACCGCGGTGGATCCACGACGTCGTCCATGTGTCGATGGAGGACAAGGCGGACAAGGCGATGAACCTGCGCGAGAAGTATCTGCGGATGACCACGATGCCCGAACTGAGCGACCCGTTCCTCCTGCTGGACGATGACCACCTGTTCCTCAGGCCGGCGAGCGAGATCCCGGTGCACACCCGCGGGATGCTCGCGGACTACCAGAAGGAGTTCCGCTCGACGTCGTATGGCCGCTATCTCGCGACGACGTACCGGCAGCTCGTCAAGGAGAAGCTGCCGCTGCGGAACTACCAGATCCACTACCCGATGCTGATCCGAAAGCCCATTCTCGCGCGGGCTGTCGCCATGATGACCGGCCCGATGGTGATGGGGAGTCTGTACGGGAACATCGTCGATGGCGAGACCGTCGAGATCACACACGATTTCCGGATCCGCCGCTCGGAGCACTTCAGCGCCCTGCAGGACGGCGCGTTCCTGAGCTTCCCGCCGATCCTGCGACCCGAGTGGGTCACGTTCCTGGCCTCGCGGTTCCCCGAGCCGAGCCGTTGGGAGGCCGCGTGAATCAGGCCGCCGCCATCATTCGGGTGAATCAGGCCGCCGCCATCATTCGGCTCTGCTAC